TTTTGTATGTATTCAATATCCGCAATTTCAGATAAGTTTGTGGCACCTGGTAATGTTGTTATAGGGTCAGGTGCCGCCGCGTCTCTAACAGGAATAAAGTAATCTTGGTCTACCGCCATTTGATTAAATCTCATGTCGACATTCCCTGAGTTCTTATCCACAACTTGTTGTCTTTTAAACTTATCCGCAACTCTGTTTACGTATGCTTCAACATCCTCATCATTCATGTTTCCGACATACACTTTGAACATTCTTCTTTCGGGTGCTCTTGATGTACGATAAACCAACATGGCGTCCTCAGACAATAAAAGTTGTTTCCAAATTCTTCTCGCCTTTTCTAACATAGAAGTACCATAAGGTAATTTTCTGTCATCACCTAACAATCTGAAATGTGCAACCTCCCAAGATTGGAAAGTTAACGCTTTATTTTTCCATGCAAATGTTAACGCCTTTCTTGAATCGTGTTTACCTAAGTCTACCGCTTGTTTATCACTCATACCAACCTCATGTCTTTCAATCTCAATATTTGGTAATTGTTGACATCCTACAATTCCCTTTTCAGGGTCTAGTTTAAGATAAACAAAATTATCACCAAATTTACAAGTGTTACGAGTCCACATGGGTAAGTTGGTGTTAATATCCATTACGTTGTTGAATAAGTCGGCCAAAACCGATTTAATCCTCTTAGATTCAGAATATATTTGCAACATAAATCCATCTTCATTTACAGTTGTGGATTCTTCTGCGTATATATCCAAAGCGGCCGAAATCTCAGGTGTGTACTCCATACTTTCGTAATCGTATGTTGCAGACAACCTTGATGGTTCATAATAAACCGCTTGAGAATATAAATTATTTTCAACTTTAGCCCACTGTTGAGCCAAATAAAAAGTTTGTTGTGCTTGTAGTTTTTCTCTTTCGTATTCGTCCTTACTTTTTGTTCTGAGTAATTCTTGTTTATCCAATTTGAATTGTGGATAATCTTGACCCAAAAGAGCGTTTGGTCCGAAGGTTTTACCTAATCGTTGCCAAACCGTTAAATTATTCTCTGCCATTTTATAATTTTACTTAATTAGTTGATAATATAAATACTTACCGTCCTCCAAATAACCAACCATATGTTTTATAGTCCTGTTGTGATGGTCCTTGTGAAGGAAAATGTCCCATTTTATGGTTTCCCTGAGGAACCATCGGATTAAAGAATTCTGACGAGTTTTTATTTTCGTTTACCGCAGATGACCACGAGTTAATCATAGCTTTCGTGTGATTCAAATTCTTTTCCAACTGTTGAAACGATTTCTCACCAACATATACCGCCATAGATATTGACATAATGGCATCATCATGACCGTTTTTTTGGTGGTCGGGTCTTCCATTTACATAAACAAAATTATTCATTTCGTTATATAAACGGCTAGAACGAACCTTAAAACCATGTCTTAATGCTTCTTCAAAAGACGCAATAATTTGGACTCTTTTTGCATTAAAGTTTATACCTGGTATTTTTTCGTTCAATTTGGGGTCGAACTTCCATTTATTTTGTGTATCCACATTATCAATATACATACCCCCCTTATAACTTAGTTCTTGTAGTTTTCTTGATGTTGCAACCCCCATACCTCCCGTTAAATCGGTTACGCAATATGCGTTATACATAGACCCCCACTTGTATGCAATCTCCGCCAAAATGTCAGGGGGAACCTTTCCGATGTATTCTAATACTTGTTCCCTCTCATCAAAATCAATTATTTCAATACATGAAAAATCCTCAGAATCTCCCCTTGATACGTCAACCCCCATGATATATTTGTGTCCTGCTTCAGGTTCTTTAAATATCCATAGATTACCTCCCATAAGTTTTGCCTGAGGGTCTTGTATCATGTTTTTTGAAATATTTTGCATTATTTCAGAATCAAATACATTATCACCCGAACCCAAGAAGTTACACTCCAATTCCTGTGCAACCTTACGTCTATCAAACTTGAGTTTTTTAACCATTTTCTCAAACCAATCTGAGCATGGTTTATATCCTTTTGAAATATAATCCTTCGTTATTTCGTGGTCTCTTTCATATGGATTATCAACTGATAAATCTACAATTTTATCCTCTGAATACTCTTCTCTATTTAAAAGATAATGTACCAAGTCGGTTGTTTTAACCATATACAAATCCTTCGTATATCTTGGGTCTTTATACCAAAACATTTCAGAAATCTTAAAGTCATTCATTTTTCTTAATGCTTGGTCGTAGATTTCGTAATAAATTGGGTCTTGTCCGTTTGGTGTTGAAATAACGACCACTTTACCACGCCTCATCAAAAATAAGAATTGTAGGAGTATAACCACGGAGAGCATCTTTTGAAGTTGCAACCGCCTTAACCTCACAATCATTATTTAATTTGAAATGTCTTGCTGCGTTTTTTTCTGCCGAGAATCCAATTCCTACCCAAGAGGGCCACTGCTCTATGAAATTTCTAATTTTATTCGCCATCTCAACGGACGTATCCAACTTGTTGGCAATAATCAGTATTTTTTCAGGTTTACTTTTTTTAGCGAATGCCAATTTTTTGGATGCCCAAGCGGCGGTAACTGTTGATACACCCGCCTGTCTATATTTTAATGCGATATTCTCATTAAAATTTTCATAATCCTCGATAAGGCTAACTTGGTCGGGGAATAAATCTAATGGAACATATTTTGATTTTGTGTTATCAAAAGTTTGTAAATATGTACGAAGTGCGTATGGTGTATCTTTCATACACTTCGTTACTTCGATGATTAATTGTTCTCTTGTCATATATTATAAATACCAAACCCCTCCGTTAAGTAAATATTGGAGGGGTTCTGTTATAATTTTGTTAGTTTATTTTGGTAATGAGAGACCTAAACCACTTAAAAAGTCGTCTAAATCATCATCGTCATCACCATCGTCAGATGAATCATCACCTTCTTCTTCCTTGTAGTTGTCATACTCGTTTTTGAGTTCCATAGCCTCTTTCATAATTTCTTCAAATCTCGAAGTCGCCTTTCTGTTCTTTGAATCATCATCTGAAATCGCATCTCCGATAATTGACAAAAACTCTTGTGCCGGTAATTGATACAACTGTATGTGAAACCAATTTATAAGTCCTTTATTTGAATCCTCAAACATTTCATCAGGTAATGCGAATCTGATTTTCTCAACAATTTCAGGCCCGATTCTCAACTGCATAGGTTCGTTTGATAATATATCTGTTTGACCTAATACTTTTTGTCTGAGTCCTGGTTCTTTTGGTAATCCGTGTCTTCCCTTTCCTTCTTCAATACCTTTAACAATTTCATGACAAACGATTGGAAAAATCAAACCATATGCTCTGATTACAGTGTCAGGTGCTTGTTCACCACCTTCATCATCTCCTTCATCGTTATCATCCAATTCTACTTTTCCTGCAACACCTTGACCTGTTTGACTCATCATTTCTATCATTTGCTCCATAGAGAAATACAGATAATCGTTAACCGCCATAATCGATAAATAATTACGATATAAGTTAGGATTTATTGCGTCTAATCTTTGTTTAACCTCGGGTTTTTGAAAAACATAATGACCTTTTTTAGCAGCACCCTGTATAATCGCATTTATAATATTTCTTTTGTGTTTTTCTAACTCCAATTCTTCTTGTGGTGTCAAATCTTCAATATCAAAAGAAGGATATTGTGGTTTTTTTTGTTTTTCTTCTTCATCCTCTTCTGGTTCTTCTTCATATCTGAAGTTAGAAACGTCAATTGGTGTGCGATTAAGGTACGCCTCAATTTTATACCAATCAGGGTCCGTTTCTGTTACCTCAAGGCAAGCTTCTATTGCGAGTTGTTCAAGCTCATCTTTATGTCTTGATTCGATTGCAATTGTTTCTTGAGTTTTTCTCATCATCTCGCTTGTCAACATTCTTTGAAAAACTTGTGGTGTGATTTCCTCAACACCTGTTACTTGACGTAATTTTTGTGCGACCGTTTGAAATCTACTTGAAACTAACCTCTGAACATCCTGAGGTCCTTTTTTCATTGCGGGATTTTGTGCATATA